CAACTTATCCAGCGGCGCTACCACCTCCGGATTGATTGAGCTGGTCCCTGGTCCCTCACCGACCATCGCGAGACTTGCGCCGGTGAACAGTCCGCCCTCTGCCATCTGAGGTATGCCCATGCCCGCGCCTAAAAAGAACTTTAAGCCAGCCTTGCCTCCGGTCAGCTCTGCAACACCTGTTGCACCGCCCATAAGAATTGACAGCACGGCGAATGTGGCCACCAATGCCGCAGCTTTGATGAGCAACCTTTCCAAGGTTTGCAACATAAACTCTCCAAAAGACTTCGTCCCTTGACGCAATGCCTCGAAAGCATTCATAAAAAAGTTCGGAAGCTGATCTTTCACGAACATACCTAGCTCACGGAATCGTCCAATAACCGGCTCTAGGCTCTGCTGTAGTTGGTCGTAACTACCGCGCAGACCACGGTTCTCTAGCGCGTGATTCTTAACGGCCTGGGCTGTTCTTCCGTGCGCCTGTTGTAGACGCTCAACATTGCGCACGGTTTCCGTTTGTATGGCAGCGTCGGCATCGCTTGCACCGCCATCGTCACCATCTCCGCTGATAACAATACCACCGAATTCAACCTCAGCCGCTTGCTTTTTCAATACGAGAATACTGTCGCTGAGGTCTTGAATTTGTCTGTCGAATCTAGTGACGTTGCGCCGCGCTATCTGCTTGTCGAACTTGTCACCCAACGAGCCAACGCTTGCCGCTGCTTCTGACACAGCTTTAGCTTGGCGGATTGATGCAAGCTCCGTTTCCAACGCGCGGCGCTTAGTATTCAGGGCCAACAGCGCCTGTTGTTTTTCTAGCTCTTTTGTGCTCTCGATGAAGGTGTCCGTCTCTTCTCTTGTCGTCTTCGTCATCGACTTGAGCGCCTCCAATGATCCGATAAGCAAGGTTACAGCTACTGCTACAGCGCCAATCGGATTGGCCGCCATTACTACATTCAGGCTGGCCATAGCTATGCGCATTTTTATCAATGCGCTGACAGTCAACAGCAGAGGGCCAGCGGCTGCCGCAATAGAGCCAACAATCAGCAGGGTATTCTTCTGACTTTCATTTAAGGAAGTAAACCTTTGTGCCGCACGAGTAACGCTGCCAATAATTTCTTTAATGGTTGGCATCAATGTTTGCGCCAACTCAGCACCAGCCAACTTCAAATTGTCTAAAGCCGTACTAAACTTACCTGCGGCAGTTTCGCTCAGGCGTTCCATAGCACCGGCAGCAAAGCCTCCTTCTTTGGCAAAGCCGGCGAGCACTTGATTAAACTGCTTCACAGGTACCGCACCTGCACCAAGTTTATTGGCCGGTAGACCGGTAGCATCTGCTAACGCTTCAAAAATTGGAATGCCCCTTTCCGCGAGCTGATTTAAGTTCTCTAGCTCGACTTTGCCTTTGGCATTGACCTTAGCGAAGATTGCGGCAATGTCCTGGATTTCACTACCACTCGTAGCCGCAATGTCGCCAAGGAACTGTAGCTGATTGTTGACCTGATCAACTCCGGTGCCGCTTGCAATTAACTGCCTTGCAGCATTTGCTACGCCTTCTATTTGGAATGGTGTTTTAGCGGTAAAGTCATTCAAGTTGGCCATCATGTTGGCCGCTTGCTCCGCCCCACCTGTCAGACTTATAAAGCTCGTCTCTAACTTCTCCAGGTCAATGGCACTCTTGACTGCCGCAGCACCAATGCCGGCTAAAGGTGCCGAAAGTCCCATAGTCAAACTGCGACCCGCATTTTGGGTCATAGCTTGGATTTCGCTGAGGTTGTTGCGGAACCTTGCCTTTACACCGCGCAGGTCTTTGTTCAGTTTGTTCAGGCTCTTGCCATCCAAACCAATTACGACCAGCAAGTCTTGCATCTTAGCCATTCTTCATTCCTTTTAGTGCCATCACCAATAGCTTGTTTTGGCCCTTGTTTTTCTTCTTTTTCTTCTCCCACGGAAAGATACATAGGTCCGTAGGCTTAATCTTATGGCCAGGCTTACTGTGCGGGCTAAGATTGACGGCAGCAAGCCACCTGGTCCGTTCCCACTCCTGTTGCTGCCTGAACTCCTCCTGCTTGTGCATACCCTGGGCGGCCGCACAGAACTCCTCGAACGTCATGTCATAAAAAACAGAAGGGCCGAGGCGTAACTGCCCCAGCCCTATCTGCATACACGATTCAAACGTCAGCGCCTCGCCTTCACTTTTTTTTTCCGGAGCCGCCCCCCATGAGGGTACTCAGAGCCTCGGCAAGTGGTTCAAGATCGCTGATTTCAATAAGAGCCAAGAAGTCCTCGCACTCATAGTCGAATGGAATACCCGCGTGCTTGGCACCGGACTGCGCCATATAGTACACCAGGGTGCCTACCTCTACTACGTCATCGGACATTTTGCCGATGTCGATGCCGGCTTCACGCTTGGCCGCAGCCAGCGCGCGCATATCGCAGCGGAGCGTGAACTCCTTTTCACTCAGGGTGACCTTCATCAATCGATGCTGTCGTGCGTGATTGCGCCGCTCAACTCAATCGTGGCGCTGTAGGTCACGTTGTCCTCTGTGCCGGCGCTGGTTTCGATGCTAGTCACGAAAGCCGTGCTGCATTCGAAAACATCGTCATGCGTTCCCTCCACACCAAACTTCACGGCAAAGCTAGACCGCGCTGCAAAGTGCGTCATTAAGGTGGTAACTGCGCTTGTGGTGTCGTCCACCAATCCGGACACGCTAATGCTTCCGGAGCGCGTGCTTTCCAACAGCTCGCGGAAGCCGCTGCTGTCTTTGGTGGTAATGTCTCGCGTCTCCATGGACAGGCTGATGCTGCCCTCCGTTTGGTCCGGCAATGCCGTACCAGCAATGCTAACCAGGTAAACTGTACCGTTAAAAATGGCACCCATTATTTCTCTTCTTTTGTGTTGTTTGCTATGATGGCGTTCAGCAACAAATCGACGTATGCAAAGACGCGATCGTCCTTCACGCTTGGCGTGAGGTTCACCACCACCTTAGCAAACACCATGAAAGCCAGGAGCAGCTCTGCCCAGTTGTTCAGGAAAAAGTCCATAGGGGCAAGTTAAGCAATGCTCGTGACCTCAAACACCAAAGACACAACAACGTTGCCTAAGATTTGGTCGGTGTCGTTTCTAAGAATCATAGCATAAACAAATCCGGCTACCACTTCAGAACCGTTGAAACTTACGTTATACGATTGACCTTTGTTGACCGGCGTGGTTATCGTCTCTGATTCTAGACTGCTGGATGCGGTCACGCTGCTTAATCTGTGAAAATCTAGAACAATGGTCCCGCTGGTCATATTGTTTCCGCTTTGCCTCCACAGATATGCCTTCTTCAAACTACCATTAAAAGGACATAGAAAAGCGTGGCGGTATTGCAGACTAGCATTTTCCGTAGTGCCTTCCCAAGGTATGTACACATTAACAACACCGTCTGTGTTGTGGAAGTAGCTAGTTAGCGTGTAGTACGATGATCCGCCGCCGGAAGTCACCGTGCCGGTGGTGCCGTCAATGGACAGGCTGCCATTGCTAAACACCAACTTGTTCACCGCACCGCTTGGAGACCCATCTGCTTCCTCCACCGTAAAGGTATTGCTGGGGAAGTTTGCGACGCTGACTGCGGTGCCGGTGCGCTGGATGCGCACGTCATAGGTCTGCTCTAAAATGTATACACGTTGGTCCGCATCGAACTCCACATCAATGGTGTCGATGTCAATGCTCTGCACCTGGACACCGTTGAATGTCCCGCTGACCCTATCCAGCGCACCGCGCACAGCAATGCCCAAATCCATGGCCTGCTCGTAGTCGTCGCTAATGCAGAACACCTCCACACGCGCTGTGTCCAGCTTGGACGTGGCATTCTTAGTCGCCGTGATTTCGGTGTCTGCAATCGTGTACACCACGAAAGGCACGTCAGCATCCTGCTGTGCCAACTCCGGATAGATACGGTCTGCACAGATAGCGCCCACGGCGCTGCTGTCCTGCAAGAGTTTGAATATGGCCTTACCTGTCTCCATTACAGCTTGAATTTATCAAAGATGCGCCGGTATGCGCTGACCTGCATCCGCTCCATAACAGGGGAGTAACGGGCAAGGAAGGGGCGTATCTGATTGTAGTTCTTAGAACCTAGCGACCGACCGCGGCCACCGACCTGTCCACTCTCCACAATGGCTGCAAAAAAACCATCATTGCGGGTTGCTCCTCCCATCCTTGGCCCGACCCACACGTTGATCTTGCTACCGCGACTGTTCTTCACTCCGATGCTTCTATGCAACGTA